CCGTCGCGGGTCAAACCGTAAACATTTCCGCAGGCATCCCGCCTACACCTGTTACGGCTATAGAATATTTTGTTGAAATCCGTTCGTTTACCGAACGCAGGAGATTTTAATGGCGATTAACCTTAAAGCAATTACTTCTTGCATGGGCTACCAGCAGATTTCAACGCTCAGTACGGCACAAAGCCTAACTGTGCCTGAAGTCGATCCTGTTAGCGGTCTAAAAGCCATGCCAACTATCGCACTCATCACACCTGAAACAAACGGCGTGCGTTGGCGCGATGACGGCACATCGCCGACTGCTTCAGTTGGTATGCCTCTTGCGGCTGGCGTTACGCTTCAATACGACGGCGACCTAAAAAAGATTAGGTTTATTGAGCAAACCGCGTCTGCCAAAATCAACATCAGCTACTACGTATAAGGGCGCGGCTATGGATATTTCTAGCGAACACGGCGGCATCAGCAGCGATAAGCTGATCGACTATTTCACCAAGCATTTCCTTGTAGACCTCAAGAAAATGATTGAGACCAAGGAAGAGTTGGCAAAGCGTCAAGGCGCTATAGCCGCTGTTGAACAGACTTTGGTGTTGAAAGCGGAAGCCGAAAAGGTGCTGGCGGACGCGACCGCGCAGGCTGCCAGCATGACTGAAGAGGCCAAAACGCGCAACGCAAAATCTAAAGAGCGCGAAGCTGCTGTAGAAGCCCGCGAAGCCGCGGTGACTGCCAACGAAAAAATATCCGCCAAAGTGGTCGCCGATATCGAAGCAGACCTTGCGGCTCGTCTAAAAGCGTGCGCTTCGCTAGAAGCTGCCCAAGCTAAATTAACGGACGACCTGAGCGCGCGCAGCGCCAAGTTGGACAGTGATAGCGTGGCTCTTGAAGCCCGCGTTAAAGCATTTCAGGAGAAGGTTGCTAATCTTTCTGCTTGATAAACTACCGTACTGGTGCGGCTCATCAGGAACTCTTTAAGGGTTAAACATGGACGATAATGTTCCTATTGAAGCGGATGCCTCCGCGCCAGAACTCGAAGCCACGGCAGCAATCGAGCCTGTAGAAAACACGACGCCGGAAACGCCTGCTGAACAGGAAGCATCTAAGACTTTTTCACAAGAAGAACTGGACGCGATTGTAGGCAAGCGACTTGCGAGAGAACAACGCAAGTGGGAACGAGAGCAAGCACAAAAGCTGTCAGAAGCACAGTCTCGGCAACCGGCGCAAGCGCCAACCGATCTGACTCCTGAGCAGTTTGACACTTACGAAGATTATGCCGATGCCTTGGCAGAGCAGAAAGCGGAAGTGTTGCTGGAGCGGCGGGCAACCGCCAAAGAACAGCAGGCATTGCTTGAGCAGTACCATGACCGTGAAGAAACGGCGCGGGATAGATATGACGACTTCGACCAAGTCGCTTATAACCCTAACCTGCCTGTCACGGAATACATGGCACAAAGCATACAGTCTTCGGACGTTGGCCCTGACCTGCTTTATTGGTTAGGCACCAACCCCAAAGAAGCTGAACGCATTTCTCGCTTGAACCCGATCTTGCAAGCAAAGGAAATCGGAAAAATTGAGGCCGGATTGGCTTCTAATCCGCCGGTTAAGAAAACTTCAACCGCCCCGGCACCGATTGCTCCTGTCACTGCACGTTCTACTGGTACAACCCAGTACGATACAACCGACCCGCGTTCGACTAAGTCGATGACAACGTCGGAATGGATCGAAGCAGAACGGCTACGGCAGATCAAGAAGTACGAGGCACAACGTAACCGTTAAATAGGGAATACCCCATGTCCAATAGCATTTTAACCATTGATATGATTACGCGGAAGGCTCTCGAAATCCTTGAGAACAACCTCGTACTTACACGTAACGTAAACCGCCAGTACGACGACAGCTTTGCTGTTGAAGGCGCCAAGATTGGTTCAACTCTGCGTATTCGTCTTCCAGACCGCGCGCTTGTTACCGACGGTGCAGCCCTTCAGGTACAGGACGACAACGAACAGTTCACAACGCTGACCGTTGCCAACCAGAAGCACATCGGCGTCAATTTCACGACCGCTGAATTGACCATGCAGCTTGACGATTTCGCAGAGCGCGTTCTCAAGCCACGTATTTCGCAGCTTGCTTCCAGCATCGACGCTGACGTTGCAAACGCGTATGCGTCCATCGGCAACTCGGTCGGCACGCCCGGCACTACGCCAGCTACGTCGTTGGTTCTTTTGCAAGCGCAACAGAAGCTGAACGAAAACGCTGCGGTAATGTCGCCACGCTACGCCACCGTCAACCCAGCCGCAAACGCTGGCTTGGTCGAAGGCATGAAGGGCCTCTTCAACCCAACTGACACTGTCAGCAAGCAGTTCAAGAACGGCATGATGGGTACGGGCGTACTTGGTTTCGACGAAATCAATATGTCGCAGTCCATCAAGCAGTTCACCACTGGTACGCGTAACGCAACCGGCGGTACAACTTCTGCTGCTGTTACGTCGGAAGGCGCGACCACCATTGCCATCACTGGCGCTGGTAACGCGCTTACTGTCAAAGCTGGCGACGTGTTCACCGTAAACGGTTGCTTCCAAGTCAACCCACAGACCCGTGAAAGCACAGGTTCGTTGTTCCAGTTCGTTGCGTTGGCTGATGTCACGCTCAACGCTTCTGGCGCAGGTAACATCACTGTTGCACCGATCTACTCGGCTAACCACGCGCTTGCTACCGTCAACGCACTGCCTGCCACAAGCCAAGCAGTTATCTTTGTCGGCGCTGGCGGCACTCAGTACGCGCAGAACCTCGTGTACCACAAGGATGCCATCACCTTCGCAACCGCCGACCTTCTGCTCCCACAGGGCGTAGATATGGCTTCGCGTCAGGTACACAATGGCATCTCGCTCCGCGTTGTTCGTCAGTACGACATCAACAACGACCGTATGCCTTGCCGTATTGACGTTCTGTATGGCTACAGCGCAATCCGTCCGCAGATGGCTTGCCGTCTCTGGGGTTAATCTAATAACGGCCCTCGGTTCGCCGAGGGCCAAACATATTAAAGGATTTTTGTAATGTCTATTCTACCTAATGGTGCTGGCGGTTATCAAGTCGGCGACGGCAATCTTGGCGAAGTTACTTTGTCAACATCGCCCGTTCCTACTGCGTACACCGCGGCAGCTACGCTCACCACAGCCAATCTGGCCGGCGGTATGGTTGTTTACACTTCAGCCAGCACGGCTGATCTCGCGCTCCCCGCTGTTTCGGTTGTTAATGCCGACATCAGCAGCGCAAAAGTCAACTCGTCGTTTGATTTTGCTTTGGTCGCTACCAGCACTGGCGTTCCTACTTTGACAGTAGGCACTGGCTGGACGTTGGTTGGTTCCGGCGCCGGCGTTGCATCGCGCAGCGTATTGTTCCGCGCTGTTAAAACTGGCGACCTTACGTACAACCTGTACCGTATCGCTGGCTAATAGGTTTGCCCCGGCTTAGGTCGGGGCATCCTTTTCAGGAGAAAATTAATGGCTAACACAAAAGCTATCGGCGTTGCTTTCCTCGACCAAGATATTGTCGGCGCACAATATCTCTTGAGCGATGAACAACTCGGCTACACCGCCGCAGCGCAAGGCACCGTTACGCAGTTGACCAGCAAGTCAACAGCAGTCACGTTGAACAAGTCGGCAGGTGTAATTACGATGAACAACGCGTCGTTGGCTACCGCCACTAACGCTACGTTCACGCTGAATAACAACCTCATTTCGCCAAACGACACTGTTATTTTGACTATCTCTGGTGGTCAAGCAACTCCCGGATCATACAACGTGTTTGCTAACGCGCTGACTGCTGGCACTGTCAGCATCACGCTACGCAACATTTCTGGCGGTTCGCTGTCAGAAGCTGTAGTGATTAACTTTGCACTCATTCACTGTGCTTAACTAATTTGGGCGGCTTTCGGGCCGTCCATTTTTAAGGGTTTTTATGTCTGTCATCTATCTCGTTCACGACGTCCACGGCGCAAAAGTTGCTATTTCGGAAGAAGAAGCGATCTGTGACGAAGAGTTTGGTTGGGAACGGTATTACCCTGACGCCCCTGTAGCGGCGCCAGCAAACGAAATGTCGGCGCGTACTCGCCGCCGCGCAACGCAGGAAGACTAACCAATGGAAACGGCTGGGGACATAATTAACGGTTCGCTTAGGCTTCTGGGCGTTCTGGCAGAAGGCGAAGTTCCATCGGCTGAAACGTCGCAAGACGCACTGCGCGCCATGAACCAGATGATTGATAGCTGGAACACTGAGCGCCTCGCGGTCTACGCAACGCAAGACCAGATATTCACATGGCCGTCGGGCCAGTTGTCGCGCACGCTTGGCCCTTCCGGCAACTTTGTCGGCAACCGCCCCGTGCTGCTTGAGGACTCGACGTACTTCCGCGATCCCGGCACCGGCGTCAGCTACGGCATCAAATTCATTAACCAGCAGCAGTACAACGGTATCGCGGTCAAGACCGTGACGTCTACATACCCGCAGGTTATATTCGTCAACATGACGTTCCCTGACATCGAAATGTACGTCTACCCGCGCCCTACGCGCGATCTGGAATGGCACTTTATTTCGGTCGAAGAACTGACGCAGCCTGCAACGCTGGCGACAGTGTTGCATTTCCCGCCCGGCTATCTGCGTGCGTTCCGCTATAACTTGGCGTGCGAGATGGCACCTGAGTTTGGTGTAGAGCCGTCGCCGCAAGTGTCGCGTCTGGCTATGGCGTCAAAGCGCAACTTGAAGCGCATCAACAACCCTGACGACATCATGTCCATGCCGTACAGCATCGTGGCGACGCGTCAGCGGTTCAACATCTACGCCGGGAACTACTAATGAAAACGCCGATCCTTGGGTCGGCGTATGTCGCCCGAAGCGTCAACGCCGCCGATAACCGCATGGTAAACCTGTTTCCTGAAGTCGTCCCAGAAGGCGGCAAGGAACCAGCGTTTCTTCAGCGCGCCCCCGGTCTTGAATTTTTGCAGACAGTCGGCACTGGCCCTATCCGCGGGCTTTGGGCGCACCAGACTAACGGCGAAGACTTTTTCGTTGTGTCTGGCGGCGAGATGTACAAGCTGACCGGAACGGCAGACACACCGCAGTTTATCGGAAACATCAGCGGAACTGGCCCCGTCTCTATCGCGGATAACGGCACGCAGCTTTTTATAGCCGCCAACCCCGACGGGTTTATCTACAACGAAGCCACCGGCGTCTTTCAACAGATCACCGACCCTGACTTCCCCGGCGCGGTAACAGTGTCTTATCTTGACGGCTATTTTGTGTTCAACGAACCCAACAGCCAAAAAATCTGGGTGACGCAACTGCTAGAAGGTACAAGCGTTGACCCGCTAGATTTTGCCAGCGCCGAAGGTTCGCCAGACGGCGTAGTCGCTGTGTTGACCGATCACCGCGAACTGTGGGTGTTTGGCACAGACACAACCGAAGTCTGGTACAACGCAGGGTTGACTGACTTTCCGCTAGTCCGCAT